CCGTAAACCTCCACCTCTGGGAAGAGTGCGGCCATCGCTCGCACGAACTGCGCGAGCATCTCGGCTCCCTTGAAGATTTGGACGTAGAGACCACCAGCCTCAACCTCGTAGGCTTGCCCTGGGAAGATGTTGCCGTCTGACTCCACGAGGTCGCCAGTGAGCAGAATCTTCACCGTGTCCACTGGATGGTCAAGGCGTTGAATCTCCACGACCCGCTTGACCTTCTGCGCCAGCAACTCGATGCGCTTCTGCGCCACGTCAATGTCGTAGTCCACGCTCTTCTTGCCCAGTTGCCAGTCGCTCAGTTGCACGACCGCAACCTCACGCTTGCCCTTGCGCTTGTCTGGCTTCGGTGCTGGGACGGCTGGAATCTTCATCCCGACCGCCGCATCCTTCGCCGCTCGGTAGACTGCCTCAACCAGTTCCTCGGTCTGCCGCTCCTTCTTGGCGAGGGTTCGCAGCACCCGATTGTGCGCTGCCTTCAGTTCGGTGAGTTCGTCTTCACGCTGGAAGTCCTTCAACTCTTCCGACATTTGCAGTCTCCTCTCCTGTGGCGTGCGATGTTGAAGTGAACCCACTTCTCGCCGCGCGCGGCGCACCACTTCTCAATGGCTTTGCCGGTGATGCCTGGCGACGCCAGCGCCTTGTCGAGAGCCTCCCTGTCAGCCTTGCTGATGTTCAGCAACTGGTAGCGGCATCGTGGTCCTTTCAAGACCTCATGCGCCGCCCTGAACTCCTCCAGAACGTCCATTGCAACCTCCTCTATGCGACGCGACTACACGCCGATGTTCCGAGAGTGAAGCCTCCTCAGGCGATTGTCAAGCCTGCAACTTGGCGCGGTAGACCGCAGCTTCAACGGCGTTGCCGATGGCCTCTTCGTCCAACTTGATGCCACGCTTGGCGCACTCAGAGCGCACGAGCGCGAGAGCGGCTTCCTTCTTCTCAATGCCAGCCTTGCTGCTCAAGGTCTGGTTGATGCTCGCCACGGTCGCAGCGGCAATCTTCTCCAGCATCGCGTACTGCTCGCGGCTGACGTTCGCTTGGATGAGGTTGATGACCTGCTTGGCGAGGTAGCCCAAGCCGCCGATGGCGACTGGCACCAGTCCGACAATGAGCGCGTTGAGGAGGTCGTTGATGATTGGGTCCATCTGCTCCTACTTTCTGTGAACGAGAATCATCGCTGGAGGAGTCGGGAACCCCGCCTCGCCCTTCGAGTCTCGCAGCACCTTGACTTCGGCAGGGGTGGCTGACCGTCCTGGCTTGCCTTCCTGCATCGTTGGGCAAGCATAGACCCAGCCGTTGTTCTCCCAGACCAGCACGACGTAGTGGCCGTAGGTGGCGAGCGGTTGCTTCTTCCAATAGTCGCGCTGCCACTTGGAGCGGAGATGCTCAGGCACGCTCTTCTGGCTGGCTTGGATGTTGAGGATGAGCGCCGCGCCGTTCTTGACCTGATTGCTCGCCTCGCTCCAGTCGTAGACCGAGCGCGCGTTCAAGCCGAGAATCTTGCCTGCCTTTGCGAGCTGTGCGGCTGAAGTGCCTTCTGCGCCGGTCGGCGTGTCCACACGCCCAGCCTGCGCGCAGGCGGCGTGCGCCTGCTTGGTGGTCGTAGGGAGTCCGACGTAGGTTGCGGAGGTGGCGAGGCTTGCAGGTCCGCAGTCATCCATCGCCTTCACGCCGAGTCGCTCAGCGAGTCCGAGCTGCGAGCGGACGATGAGGCTCACTTCTGCCCTTGCATCCACGCGATGATGCCGCCCAAGCCAGAGACGCCGAGGAGGGCGATGACGAACTTGGCGAGCCGATAGGCGCCACGAGTCTCAGCGAGTTCCATCTTGATGGTGCCGAGGTCCTTCTCGATGCGGTCAAGCCGCGCAAGAATCTCGCTGTTCTGGCTTCTCGCTGTCATTAGATTTCAGGCTCCAGTTGTGGCTCAGGCAGAGGCTCTGGCTGAGGCTCTGGAACTGGCAACACCTCTGATGTGCCTTCAACAATCTCAGGCTCTGGAGGCGGCAGGAATCCTGCGTCGTTATCATAGCGTCCGCCCATCCAGATTCGCACTGATTCGTCCGTCACCTCAAGCGCCCATACCGCGCCAAACATTGAATGGTATGTGTCAATGAATACCTGGAGTGAGGAATCGTCAAAGTTTCCAATGATGACATTGACAACAACCGAATCCGCGTTGATGAAGGCGTATCTTTTAGGCAACATAGACCAGCACCACATACCCTGGCGCTCCATTTCCGCCATTTCCACTTGTTAGTGTCCAGTTTGACGCGGCACCGTATGCAGTTCCACCAACCGAGAGGCATACTCCGCCGCCGCCGCCGCCGCCTGCGCCATACCAGGCAGCACTTCCACCATTGCTCGCAGTCATTGTGATGGTGTTTCCAGTAGTTCGCGCGGTGCCGTTCACATACTGAGCAAGCGTCCTTCCAGCGCCTCCGCCAGCGTTGTTTGCTTCCATTTGGGTGGTTGCAGTTGGAATACTTGATTCCATAACCGTTCCAGTTTTACCAGCCGAGCCAAGCCCAGCATTTCCACCTGAGCCAGTTGACCCTGCAACACCAGTTCCTGCAAGAGCGGTTGATGGATACGCGGTGTATCCAGTTGTCGTTCCAGCAAATGTATTTGTGACTGATGCGCCACCGCTTTGCCCAGTTCCAACAGTTGTTGGGAGGTATGGATAGTATGGAACAGTCGTTCCAAACAATGAGAGTCCGCCTGCATTCTTGCCAATGAGCCTAGAGTCACCAAATGTTGTTCCAGCAATGCTATCAGCGGCCGATACGCTTCCAAGCGTGTAGTAGTTTCCAATGGTCGTGACTCCTCCATAGCCTCCAGTGGCGCCAAGCGCCGTGCCGTCTGCAATGTATGTGCCAGCCGCTTTCGTTGCTGTACCACCAGCGCCGCCAGCGCCGCCTGCGGCAATTCCAATAACGAGTGATGTTGAAGTTCCTCGTGGGATGTCGCGTGCGATAACCCAGGGACCACTTCCGCCTCCGTTTCCGCCAGGAGAAGTAATGTTTCCGCTGTTTGTGCTAGTTCCAACACCTATTTGCCACCTTGAGCGTCCGCCTCCTCCTCCCTGCCCAGCACCGATTCCGACCGCCGCAACGAGGTAGTCAACGCCAGTTGGCCAGATGAAAGTTCCGCTAGTGGTGAACTCTTGCGTGACGAGGAAGGACTGGGACGCGCCGCCGCCTGTTGAGGTCTGAAGCAGCACGCTGGTGAGGTCAACCTTTGCCGTTCCAGTGACTGCCGTGGTCGTTGTCAACGTCAAGTCGAGGTCGAGATACTGCGCCGCTGCGTTGATGGCGGCCGTCCCGCTCGTTGTGAAGCCGTTGATGGTTGTCCAGGTCGTGCCACTGTTCGCCGTGCCAATGGCGTAGGTCGAGAGCGCGGAGCCTGCGTGGTCGTAGTAGGTCGCCGTCATCACGAGGTTCCATTGGCTTGTGGCCTGCGTGCCGACCTTCGTGATTGAGGCGAACGCCTTTTGGCGCAGGCTGAGGTTGGAGTCGTTGAGCAAGTAGGAGCGCGTGGTCAGCGAGAGGCTGTCGCCTGACCCAGCCGCGCTTGGGTCAATCCGCACCGCCCAGGTCTGGTTTGTATCGTCGTACTGCATCGTCGCCGTGATGGAGCCAGTGTTGTTGATTTGCCAGTACGGAAGCTCGTTGCCGGTTTCAATGGCAGAGCCAGGTTGGTCTGGCAGGAGGTTGAAGTTGGCGTTGGGGATGCCATAGAGCGCCTGCGTTCTAGCTGCGATGCCGAGCGGCGATGCGCCGAATGAGTTGTCTGGCGAGACAATGAGGTTGCCCTGTGGGTCCTGCACGGCACTGAGGTTGCTCGATGTGACGGTGGTGCGAGAGCCGAACTGCGCCACGGTTCCTCCTATGCCCTGTTGTTGGCGATGAGGCTCGCCAAGTCGGATGGATTCTTGCGGTTGAAGTATACGGTGATGACTTGCTGGTAGGAGCCAGGCTCAAGCGCCCACTCGACTTGCTCCACGCGGTAGAGGCCGCTCAAGCCGAGGCTGGCGCTCGTGATTTCCACCCACTGCCCAGGCTCCCAGCGGCTGACCAGCGCGAAGGTGCTTACGCCGGTTTGCGCGTAGCCTGCGCTGAAGCCGTACTGATTGAAGCTCTGCGTGCCTGCGCCGCGCAGCGTGAACTGCCCTGAGAGCAGCGGCTTGTGGCGCTCCAGGAACCACGCGCCAGCCGCCTGCTTGATGCGTGCGTCTGGGTTCTTGACCACAGTTGGATAGTCCACAACGGTTGAGAGCATCGGCCCAGTTCGCACGGTAAACGCTGCCGAGCCTGCCGTTGTCAGCACATCGTCGTACTCCACGATGGCACTGACCGCCGTTCCACTGCTTGACGGCACGGTGAACATCGCGCGCTTGGTGATTTCGTGGTCGTAGTTCACGCTGAGGCTATACGGCGCGACGCTTGCCTTGCCAGTGGTCGTGTTCGGCGTGCCAGCCACGCTGTCCGTCGTAATGGCGTATGGCGCGGTGGCATAGGTTGGCTTGGAGCCAGAGTCCACCAACTCATAGACCAACTGCCCTGAGAGGTTGACGAAGTAGCGGCGCTCCTTCGCATCGTTGCCTGCATAGGTCTCGATGATGGTGTCCATCCCTGAGCGGAGCGAGTCGGAGTTGAACTGGATTGCCTCGGCGTTGATGAAGGTCGTGCCTCCGACAATCTTGGTGGTGTCGCTCGTGCTGATAATGCGCTGAAGGGGATAGTCCGTCGCTGAGTAGGCGTCCGTCACGGCGAGCAGTTGCTGCGCCGCAGCGTCTTCGGTCAGCCCTCCTGGAATCGTCACCACGAGTTGACCATTGAAGTTCTCGTCGGTGACAGTGATTCCAGCCGTGAAGAGGGTTCCTGTTGCGGTCAAAGTAGGAACCGTTCCTGTGAAGGCTGTCGGGAATACGAGCGTGACGTTGTTCAGTCCGTTGCTGATGACCCGTGCGCCTGAATACTGCGTGCGAATAAGTCGCAAGAAGTTGGTTGGACTTGTGCCTCCGCTCGCTCCGAATCCTGTAAGCCCTACGGTCGCGCCATCCGACAAGTTCAAGTCCACGAAGCGTCCTGAAACGCTCATCCTGTCCTTCTGCCCAGCCGAGATAGAGCCGTTGACTTCGAGCGAGGTGAAGCCGACTGCGTTCGGTCCTGTCTGGTCGTATCGCAGCGTGGTTGTGGTTGGCGTGTCTTTGACCCTAAAGACGCCGTTGAACCCTGGACCGACGCCAGTGTTGGAACCGCCCATCGCACCGCCGACGCGAATCGCCTGACCAGTCACGAAGCCGTGCGCCGACCTGAAGGTGATGGTGACGATGTTGCCGCTGCGCTCAATCTTTGTGCCTGCAACGCTGCGCGCCGATTGCAAGCGGCCGTAGACGCCCATCCGCTCCAGCATCCAGTTTGGGTCGCTGAGGTTGACGGTCGTGAGCGTCCCTTGCCCTGAGCCGGTGAGCTGCACATCGAGCGATGTCAGAACGCCGAGGAAACGCCTATCGGCAACAACCGAAGTTGAGCCTGTGTCCTTCTGAACGAGCCTGAAGCGCGTGTTGTCTGGCACCGTGTTGAACCACGGACCAGCGGCTGGCGTGGTCTCCTGCATCACGACGAAGGACATCGTGGAGCCTGAGCCGTCGCCGTTCGCGCTCATCGTCAGTGTGTCGAGCGGCACGACCAGCGCGTTCTGGCGTGCCGTTCCAGCCGTCAGGTTGATTGGCGGGTTGAGGATGTCTACAGCGGCGAAGGCAGAGCCGACCGTTGCCGTTCCTGCGGAGCCTGCCGACGTGTAGGTGAAGGTCGTTCCAGAGGTCACCGTGACCTGATACATCCCGACCATTGACGTGCCAGCCGAGCCAGTCGTGTCACCAATCTCGACATAGCCGCCAGTGGTGATGTTGTGCGCCTGGGTGGTCGTGATGGTGACCGTGGAAGAGACGCGAACCGCCGACGCGATTGGCGCAACATCCATCAAGAGTTGGTATGGAGCGGTCGCCACTTATGGGCCTCGGCGTGCGGTGCGCTGTCCGTTCGTGTTGCTGGTATAGCCGCCGAGGTAGGTGTTCGTGCTGCTCGCCACGACCGAGCCGTCAAGGTAGAGGTTCGTGTTGGTCGTGATTGGCGTAGTCATACCGCCACCACGGTTCATTGGGTTGACGTATGACCCACCGCTATAGCCTGCTGCTGCCGCAGCCGCGTCTAGCTTCTGCGTCTTGAAACCACCGCCGACGCCGATAATCTTCAGCCCTGCAACGATTGCGTCAATGACGAACTTGATGGCTTCAAGCGCCAACTTCAGCGGCGTCAGCGCGATGGTCAAGAGGTTGATTGAATCGTCCCCTGTATCAAAGAGCGCGAATAGTTCCGCAACCGAGTTCACGAGAGGAGCGACATAGTTGTCAACGAGGTCAGAGACGATAGGTCCGAGTTGCGACATGAGGTCCTCAAAGGCAGGAAGGGCAGTGTCAGTTAGGAAGGCGAGTGCCTTGTTGACCATTGGCAGGAGCGTTGCGCCAAAAGTCTCAATGGCTTCGTTGAAGCGAATCTGCGCGGCGGCGAACTTGCCGCTCGTGCTATTGGCGACTTCCTCAGCAACTCCGAGATACTTCTCGTCAGCGGCTCGCAGGATGTCCTTCAGTTTCGCGCCCTTCTCCACCTCGATGCCGAGCGCCATGAGTCCTCGCGTGCTTCCCTGCGCGCCTCGACCAATCGCCATCATGACCGTGCTGAGGTCCTTGCCGGTGGCTGCGGCGATGTTCGCTGCTACAGCATTGGCTTGGAGCAGGCGCTCTTGATTCTTGAAGAATCGGCTTCCGACTTCTAGCCCAGAGCGCACCTGGTCATCGGTGAATCCGAGGCGAGCCATCGCCTTGATTTGTTCCTCAATCCGAGGTGCGAGTTGGTCCATCTCATAGCCGCGCGCCTTGAGCGCGGCATTGAGCCGAATAGTCTGCTTCTCATCCTCCGCAGCCGCCTTGATTGCATCAAGGGAGAAGGCAACTAGCGCGGCTCCAGCGGCAATGGCTCCAGCGGCAATCGCCTTGAACGCGGTTCCAGCCGCGCCCTTGAGCTTGCCCATTGCCGTGCCAACCTTGCCAAGCGGCCCAGTGGCGGCGTCTTTTGCCTTGATGACGAAGTTCGCTGAGCGGTCAGACCCAAATGCCATTAGCGTTGGTTCCCTCTCCTGAACTTCAGGATGGTGGCGCGGAAGGCGCCGTCATTGAGGAACTTCTCCGTGGTCGCAGAGAAGGCTTCCATTGCTCGCTCGATTGTACCGCTCTTCTTGACGGTATCCGAAACGAACGGTCGTGCTTCCACCGGCGTGACGCCGACTGGTCCGTTCTTGGTTCGGCGAACAGGTCCACGACCTTCCACCACAAACCACCCATAGAACACTCCAGAGCGTCCGCCCTTGATGCCGACGACGGCTCCTGGCTTATTGAATCGCACGCCGCGCGCCTTGACGTTCTTCTGCAACTTTCCTGGGTTCTCGGTGGTACGACCGCGCGGAGCGGCTTGCTTCATTGGCTTGAGCATCGTGCGCGCTGCGTTCAGCGCAGCGAAGGACTGCATGCGCTTGAAGCCGCTTGGGTTGCTGGCTTGGTAGAAGCCAATCATGAGGTCGTCGTATGGCTTGTCCACCTTGATTTGCAGAACGAGTGAATCGTTAGCGGCCATGCTTCTCCTTAGGCTGAAGGTCGGACATCAGCGCAAGTGTACGAGCGAAGTGTTCTGCCTCCCACTCCAGAACCTCATGCGGTGGAACGTGGAACTTTTCGCCAATCAGGTGTGCGGCGATGAGTGGGTGCGGCGCCAGTGTCCGACCCGCCGCCAGCCGCTGGGCGTCGAGTCTTAGCGAGGGGGGAGTGCTGCTACCGCGTCGCTCCACTTCGTGATGGCGTCGCTCAGCGCATCCATCGGTGCGTCTAGGACGTCTTCTGCCGGTGCGCCTTCGTCCGTGAGGAAGTTGTGCTTGACAACCAGTCGCTTGAGCGCCGTGAGTGCGCGTTCTGCGTTGCCGCTTTGCAGCTCGATAAAGACGCGAGCAGGAACGCCCTCTGCCTTCATCGTCGCCGTCCATCCCTCAAAGGGTGCGGCAAGGGTCACCTCAACGGTGCGAAACTGTGGCTTGCTCTGGCTCATCTAGCCTCCTCCTCTGCTACTAGG